CGAGACAATCCGCATCGTGCCGCAAAAGGCGGGCGGCTATGTTTCTGGCGGCGCGGACTCGTCTCGCGCCGTTATCGAGATTGACGCTTATGTCGCGGGAACGCCGTCACTCATTCGGACATCGGGCACCAATGCGAATTCCGGCCACAACCCGGAGATGCGCGGGGCGACACATACCGCGAGATTCACGACGTCGGCTGTCCCCTATCAAATCGTCGCCGGCGATCTCGTGACGCTGCTCGACGAAGACGGGACGCCATCGTTGCGGGTTTCCGCCGTCATGCCGTTCGGCTTCGACCGGACGACGCTTTTGCTCGTAAAATTGGCGTGATCCGATGAGCCTCGCCGCATTCGCAATCCGCGTCGCGACTGTGCGCGCGCTCCAAGCGGCGCTGCCGTCAAACTTCGTGGTTATAGATTCTCCGGTCGATCCCTTCGCGCAGCTAGAAAACAACCCTTCGACGCCTATTGCCACGGTCTACACCGGCGGCCTCAAGACGACGCACGAAGGTCGGGAAATATTCGGCGGCGATCCGAGCCTTGACCTCCGAATCCAGCTTTTCCTGCCGGAGACGACGACACTCGCCGGCTTGGCGCTCGATACGCGCGGTCGCGGAGCCGAGGCGACGCTAGATATGCTTTACTTCATCATTTCCCGCGCGTTCGCGACGGGGACTGAGCCTTGGGCCGCGTTGTGGGGCGAGTTTGTCCTAACGACGCCGGAGATTATCTGCTCGTCATATGATATTGAGACGATGAACCATGTCCGCGCGGCGGCGCGCGAAATTCAGTTCAAGTGCGATATCGTCCAAGAGCCGATACCCGGCGCGGTCCCTGCCGGCGTATGGGCTGATCTCATCGCGCTGATCGGAGCTGATACGCAAACAGATGGCCTCGCATCTCTTGCCGCTTGGCTGACAACAGAACTCGAAGCGCCCGGCGCGCTATCGCAAGCCGAGCGTGATCGCATCTTCCTAGGGCTGTCGCTGTTCGAATTCTCGCAGATCGGAATGGGGCCGATAGCCTCGACGGGCTCCGGGACGGCTCCTGTCATGTCGCAGGGCACGCTCGACGACACAGATATCAGCAGCCCAGATCCGGACGCCTCGACGACGCTGACGGCACCCTGATGCAAGAGTTTATTGACGCGATTGCCGAGATGACATCGGCGATCACCAAGATTCATGATCGCCTAGCGGCAATGGAAGGCTACCACGAGCGCAACCATCGGCCGGGCCCGGTTACGGACGTTGATGCAAAGAAGCATGCCATCCGCCTTCAGGTCGGCGTCGACGAGAACGGGCAGCCCGTCAAAAGCCCATGGCAACCCTATTCGCAGATTGCCGGCAATCGGAAACATCACTCCGTCCCGTCTGTCGGCCAACAAGGAATGCTGCACTCGCCGAACGGCGATTTCGAGCAGGCGTATTTCTTGCCGCTCACTTGGTCGACACAAATCCCGTCGCCGTCGAATGATCCGGACAAGGACGTCGATCAGCGCACGGACCCTAATAATCCGGCGAAGCGCTCGGTTTGGTGGCAAAAGGCTGGCGACGTTCAACAGCAGGTCGTCAAATCAAGCTGGCATGTGACATCGGGGAATGCTCATCACCGGGTTGGCGACAGCCGCGACGGAACGGACTCGCTGCAACAAGAAACCAGTCCGCAGCAGCAAAAGGCCAGCGATACGGTCCACTATCATGATATTGATACGGCTGGCGGCAACGGCATTACGCATAGCGTAAACAACGATAAGCATAAAGTATCCCTCCACCCAACCAAGGGATTCCAATTCGGCGTCAACTTTGAGCAAACGCAACAAAGCACGCCGGGGCCAGGGACAGACACATCTAGCACGCATAAAACAGTATATGATTTTGTAAAAGGTATTTTGCACTCCGTTATGGGCGGAGATCATACGATTTCCGTCGATCCGGCGACCGGCATAACGCATACGACTCTAAAGAGTATAGTTCACAACGCAATACAGAATATAAGCCATACTGCTGGGCAGGCTATAAGCCGTTCGGCTGGAACAAGCATTACAGACACCGCTACGCAGATTGGGCATGATGGCAATACAAACGTTCAGGGCACGCTGGGCGTATCGCAACTTTTAAGCCTTGCCGGCGGCCTTTCGAGCGGAGCGCTTGAGGTCGCGAAGGACGCGGATGGCGGCCTCACGCACGCGACGATGGGATTTAGGACGACTGGCGACGCCTTGTTTGATGGCGCAGTCAACGCGACGACTGGCGGAGGTGCGAGCACGGGAATCGCGGCCGGCGCGATGCAAGATGGCGCGGCGGCGGAGAATGTGGGGACCCTTGGCGGCGTCCTAGCAGGGACGCTCCCGAATCCAAGTTTCGCGTCGCAGACCATGAATTTTGTTTGCGCCGCGCCGAATGGATCGAACGGAGCCGCGACGTTCCGGGCGCTCGTCGCGGCTGACGTTACCGGCCTCGCGCCTTCGGCAACGACCGACGCGACGAACGCGGCCAATATCACGAGCGGCGTGTTGCCGCTGGCCAGACTGGCCGGGTTTGGTGCCCTCGTCAGCTACGCCAACGATGCTGCGGCGGCTGCCGGGGCCGTCGCGGTCGGTGGCCTCTATAGAAACGGCTCAATCCTCATGACTCGCGTAGTCTAAGGCGGTCGGCATGGCGAACTCGACCGGAATAGACAGGGAAAGCGGGAAATCACTTTCAGACTGGCCGCATGTCGTCCAATCGATCCATCTGATCTTCTCGACGCACATCGGCTCGCGCGTCATGCGCCGGCTGTTCGGTTCGGCCGTTCCGGGGCTTCTCGGGAAAAACCTCGTCCCCGTCACGATGTCCCGCTTCTTTACGGCGATCATTTTGGCCATCGAGTTATGGGAGCCGCGCTTTCGCGTGACGCAGATCGTCTATCCGCAGCCGCAAAACAGTCCCGACACGCTGCGCGTCGGAAAGATCGAATTCAGCATCGTCGGGGTGTATATGCCGAACGCACTCAAGGGTGATTTCACGCCGTCTCCGATCCCGCGCACAATCAAGATTGGCGGCTGATCGTGGCGCGTTTTACGGCCTCATCATTAGATTTGTCGACTCTAGACCCGTCGACGCTGTTCACGCCGCTGACGTTCGAAGGCATCCGCGCCGCGCGCGTCGCCGACATTGTGGCAAGGCTCACCGCTGCCGGCTGGGCCTATGACGTCACGGCGCTTGAGACCGACCCGGCGATCTATCTGCAAGAGAGCGGCGCCTACCGCGAGTTGCTTGGGAATCAGACGATCCGCGACGCGCAACTCTCTGTTCTGCTCGCCTTCGCGCAAGGGCCGTTTCTCGATCAGCTTGGCATAAATCAACAAACGGCGCGCGCGGTTGTGACGCCGGCCGTGCTCGACCCAAACGGCAACATCACAACGCCGGCGGTCATGGAGCTGGACTCGCGCTACCGCGCGCGCATCCAACTCGCGCCTGAAGCCTACTCGGCGACAGGGACCGCCGGCGGCTACATCTATTACGCGATGGGCGCCTCGCCGCTGGTCGCCGATTGCGGATGCGCCGTGCTCAATCGCGGCACGCCCGACGTGATGGTCGAATTGACGATCATGTCGAACAATAATGGCGGCGTTCCGACGCCCGACATCATCACGGCGGTGCAAAATGCAGTGCTCGCGGATGACGTGAAGCTGCTGACCGACACGATCAGCATCCGCGCGGCGCAAGCGACGCCATATTCGGTTATCGCGACGCTCTACATTCTTCCCGGTCCCGATCCGACCTTGATCCAGACAAACGCTCTGACCGCTCTGACCGCGATGGCAGCGAAATATCAGCGGCTCTCGGCTGGCGTTCCGCTCTCAGCGATCATCGCGGCGCTTTCCGTTGCGGGCGTCGACTCGGTGGTCGTGCAATCGCCAGCCGCGAGCGTCGCGACGCAGCGCTTCCAATTCGGCAGCTTCACCGGCGCGCCGTTAAATGTCGTGACGATCAATTCGCCCGACGATTGAGGACTGAGCGACCATGCCGAACGCCGCTTTCAGCAAGTTCAACTCCACGGCCTATGACAAGTGGCGCGGCGCGTTCAACCTTTCGAGCGACAGCATCAAGGCGATGCTCACCAATGTCGCGCCAGATCCAAACTCTCATTATTACACTAACC